GCAAACCCGCCTGCCTGCACCCCGAAGTTTAGGATTGCATTGTAATCCTCTTCGGCAAAGTAGCGGCGGCGCATCCACACGACCTCTTCGATGTACCCGTCCATCTTGTATTGGTCCACGGTGTTCTTCCACCATTGCTCAAACTCCGGGGCCTTAGACTTCCACCGCCGATGCAGCACGCGAATCTGACGTAGGTCGTAGTGGGCGTACAGCATGTTGCCCGCGTCGTCCTCGGCTCTTCCGATTATCTCATGAACTTTAGGAGCGGACGCGCCGTATAGCGAGGCAAAGCAGATTGTCTTCGCGAGGTTGCGGAGTTGCTTGAACTGGCCCTTGCCTTTGCCCATCTTGGTATCCGGGGCACCTTCCGCATTCCAGAAGACGTCTCCGAACATGAGGTCTGCGGTGAGGTTGTGAGGGTCAATCTCTTTTTTCTCGAAGGCGTCGAGGTAATGCTGGGCGTTTGCCAAGGCGGCTGCGAAGCGCAGTTCGAGCTGGTCATAGTCCGCACCGACGAAGACGCAACCGTCTGGAGGGATGAACATATCTCGTAGGTTGAACGGGATGTTTTGGAAGTTAGGGTTAGACGAAGAGAGCCGTCCGGTAACCGTTCCGTGTGAGTTGTAATCGGGGTAGACATATCCATCCTTTACGACACCAGCGTTTGGTGCGAACTTTCTTATGTAAGTAGACAGCAGCTTCTCGGCCCTGCGGTAGAAGCGGAGCGCCTGAAGAAACTCACGCTGCTCCTCGTCAGCCAAGGGATTGACCGAGAGCGAGCGCAAAGAGGCCACGCTCGTCGAAGGTTCGCCCGAGAGGGTGTACTCGTGCGGAGGTAGCGCCCACTTGTCGAACAACAGGCGACGCAACTGCGCGGTGGAGTTCGGGTTTATATCTGGCTGGATGCGTTGTAACTTTGTACGCCACTTGACCGCCGCTTCTGTCTGGGCCTCTTCATGGAGCAGGCGCGTAGGCTCGTGGATTCTAATACCCATGCGGCGCATCCCGGCGCAGAGGCTCTGCATCCGAAGGTCTTTGTCAATCAGGTGTGTCTGCTTTCGCTCGTAGACCATCTCCAGCAAAGGCTGCACAACTCGGGCTGTAACCGCCACGTCAGTCGCGCAGTACTCGTGAAGCTCCTTGTCGGTCTTCGCCGTCACGCCCGCATGGTCGGCCTTCCACGCAGGAACATCCGTTAACACCGAGCCTACGAAGCCGAGGCTGTGCCTGTACTCGGACGCGGCAAGCTTATGTAGAAGAAGGGTGTCTACTAGAGGGGCAGGTGTAACGCCCAGATGCTGCTCCACAACAAGCCGATCAAAGTAACCTGCATTGTGACCACAAATCCGAACCTTAGATTGCTCATCAAACACCTCACGGAGCAGGCGTTTAATCTCTTCCTCATCGGATGGCGAATAGAATCTTGAAACTCCGTCGATGCTAAGGAAACCCAGCATTAAAACTTCGTTTTCAGTTCCGATGCCTATGCACCTTAGGCCCGCGTTGAGGGAGTCGATTCCATCAGTCTCGACATCGTAGGACAACAACCAGTCTTTCTTCACTGCGCGGTGAAAAAAGTCCTTCACGACATCTGGTGTAGGATTGTAATGTACAATCGGCTCGGGCCACTGAAGCCGGTCTCGGTGGTGACGAATCGCCTTCTGGATGTCGCTGTGCAGGACGGGCCTGAGATGCTGTTGTAAGGCGACCTGAGACGGATGGTATGTAGGTAGAACCTTACGCCCGTCAACGACCGTGGGGCCGCCTCTGACGGCCTCCAGCGACGGGTTGCCGGGCAGCACTGACTTGGTAGCCATAGGCCCGCAGGTGATGACGGTCTTGTACTTAGCCATCTCTTCTGCTACATGGCCTCGACAGGCTTCGATGGGTGACATCTCCAACGTCCGACCCTTGGAGGCGAGGCGGCGGTTGCGCTTCTTGAGAACCTGCAAAAACATGCGAGGGTCGTCCTTGGGCCACCGGCAACCAACAACGTATCCGTAGTCTACGTTGTGAGCCTTGACGCGAGCGGACTCCAGTGCGTCCTTCATCTCTACACCGTGTGTGTCTGCCCACGCTCTGCCCATGGCTGACGCTTGCTTCGATGGGGCGTCCCCAAGAATAAGTACAGGGGAATCGTTATGTAAGAAGTCAACCCTCTCCCAACGTCCTTCCGCTTGCCAGTATTTGCGTAGCGGGCAACTGGCGCAGTTAGCCTTGTCGAACCCCATCTTGTCCTCCCTTCTCGATGCCTAGAGAATCCTCGACCCAATCAAGCCAAGTGTCTAGTTCTTCCATGGTGTCAAAGTCAGGGCGGATGTAGGTGCCCCTCTTATTCTTTACAAGTCTACGGCGCACCAGCATGGTAAACCCAGACTTCTCCTTCGGTGTACAGTCCTTCCGCTCGACATCCCAGAACTTCATGAGCCGCTCAAGCGCGGCGGTTGCTTTACGTCCGGGCCGGTAGAACTCAGGCCTCATCATCTAAGACAATCCTTGCCGGAGGCTCTTCAGATTCAACACCGGAGTAGACCAAGACGAGCGCGCTGCACTTGGGGCAGGTCAGGTTGGTGACCATGCTGTACACCGTGCTGCCCTCGGCTTCGTGGTCTCCGCCCCAGATTAGTTCGGTGTCTTTACAGTACCAGCAGTTCATGATGTCTCCAAAAGCGAGGGCCTCTGCGCGGACAGGTAGGGGGAAATTTAGTAAAACCTCTAGCCTGACCTAACTCCGCTGAAGAAAGAGTCTACAAAGACCCTCGCTTGAGATAAATGGGACGCCCCACGGGGACAACCACGAACCCTACTTACGGACAGGAAGGACATAACCGACCGTAAGATTAGGACGCCCCAAAGTGATTAGAAGGGCATGTCTTCCATGTCGGCACGAGCGGCGGCTGCCTCGGCTGCGATAGCCGTGCGAGACTTGGCCTCACGCTCGGTCACCCACTCCGTCTCAGGGAAGGAGCCTTCGCCGACGCCGGGGGTAAACTCAAGCCATCCGTGCTGTCCGATGACGTGAAGCTCGTCGTCAACACCGTCGTCCATGATGCCCTTAGCATCTTCCAAGGTGTTGCCGAAGGACTCCAGCATCTTCAACCAACGCTGACGTGGCCACTTCATCTCAGCCGTTGGAATCAAGATGCGTCCGTAACAAACACATCCCTTCTGGTCGCCCTCGACGACCTCAGCCATCCAGCTAAGCATACTGTTCCCGCTCTTGCTGACCTCGGGCTTGAGGGTCTTGACCTCTACCTTGAAGATTCCCCGCTCTTCCAGCTTGCCACTGTTCATGTCGTCTGTGTCTACTCTAAAAATAACAGCCATCTTACTCTCCCTCTCTATTAAAAGTTGTCGATAAAATCGGCCAACAGGTTGGTTTTATGGCGGCGAAGCACCGCCCGATCGATACCGTCGCTGATTGCCCAGCGAACGTGTCTTGGGTCTTTGTCCTTGTATGCTTCCGCCAAGGCGGGACCATCGCTGGACAACCACTTCTTAACCGCTCTCTTGTCTTTGGCTCCCGCCTTGACAAGCTCTTGACAAACGGCCTCCGCCGCATCGTCCATCCACTCCATGCCCTTGGGGCGAGGCAGGTCGTAGCCCGTGGCAATCATGACCTCGCGGATGTTGGTGGGTGAGAAGCCGGGCATCATTGCCAAGCGGCTACCTGTAATGTAGTCAGGCGTCGGCGCGGCTTGGTATACATACGGCCAGTTGCTGATGGCGCGAGGGTCGTGCTTGATGCGGACCACGAAGTCAGCCATCGCCGGGATCTTCTCCGGGAGCTTCCATCCTGTGATGGACGGATGTCCGGGGATGAAGACAGTCTTATTGTCACGGGTCACCTCGCGCGGAGGAGTCTCGTGCATGACTAGGAAGACGTGGCAGCCAGCATTCCGGGCTGCATCACGCAGCTTGTACATCACCTTGTTCAACACGTCGAACGCCTTGAAGCCAGCGTTGCGCGGGTTGGTCTGGATGTGGTGAAGCTCTGAATCAGCGATAAGGCTGAAGTCATCAATGATGATGGTGCGAAACTTCTTGGACTTCGACGCCCGGTTGATGACCTCGATGATCTTATCCACACGAGTGTCCGGCGTAACAAGCCAAGTCTCTGGTTCTACACCAAGGTACTCGGCGCAGGATGTTCCGCCAACGGGCGTGATGACCAACGCCTTGGGGTCAGCCTTAATCAGGCCGAGGGTCTTGCCCTTCTTGGGCGCAGCATACACGATACCGAATACAAACGGTAGCTTACTCATAGTGTCCTCCTCTCTTACAGGTGTCGAAAAAACTACAGGGGCCATAGGTTGTTTGGCACGCTGTTTCCCGATGAGCGCCGGGCCAGTGGAAGGCATCCCTCCCGCTGAAGTCGGCTATCATCCTCTCACCCATTATAACCGTATCGGGGAACAGTGCAACAGATCTTTCTGCATATGGCAGAACTTTCCTTTTAAACGAAGAAACGGGCTTCTTATCATCCCAGCCGATGAGGTTCAGGATGACGCCCCCGAAGTCGTCACCGAACATCTCGCGTCCCATCATCTGCTGTCCGAGGAACTGGCCCGACAGAGTATACTTGTTGTACGTCTTGCGTAGAATCATGAAGCTCGTCTTGTGGTCCACGAAGTAGTGCTTGCCGTGGTGGGCTACGATGAGGTCGATGCGAGCCGTGTAATCATACGAGACATCTCGCACGTCATCACGGACCTTGGTCGAGACAATCTCTTCGACAGCTTGGACGCGCCAGCTTGGGGTTGGGTACATCATCGCGTACTGATGGTACACGCCAATCACATTGTCCTTCCACTTGTCGTGAAGCTCACAGTTCGCCTCGGCGACGCACCTCTCGACCGCAGCTTCAGGGCTGAGGTACTCGACTTGGGTGTCGCGCTGCTCTGCGCCGATGGCTGCATAGTGATGGGCGAGCGCGATGTGCATCAGCGAGCCGCGCACCAGTGCGTCCGAAGTCGTGCGGTCGTGCTCTCTGTTCAGCGCGTAGTAGCGCGGGCACTTCAGCACGTTCGAGAGCCTGCTCCAGCCAGCGGGCGATGGGCCTGCGTCGATATACTTCATGCTGTCCTCCGTGGTACCGCAATAAACCAGTCTAAGTCTACAAGGTAAAGAACGGTGAACGAGGGGTCAGGCTCAAGCTCGCCTTCGCAGAGATCACAGGTGTCGCCGGTCCCGTAGACTTGAAGCTCGTGCTGGAACTCTGTCCCACATGTTGTGCAATCGTATCCCATATTGTCCTCCGTGGTTGTGGCCCCCGAAGGGGCCGGTTGGTTGTTAGTGAACTGGGCAATCACTACAGTGGGTGATGCTGTCGCTGCGCCACCATGCGAAAGTATCTCTAGCTTCTGAGATCTTGATGATAATCCCACAGACCTCACAGGCAGTCTCATCGTGCTCGCAGTCCATCAGGGCATCACCAACATCTCCGGGCGATGCTAGCTGTGTTCGTTGTTCACCTTTCATATTGTCCTCCGTGGTTGTCGTTGCTGACGTAGTCAGTATAACCCGTCCCCCCAGATGTTGTGTCAAGAACATGTCAAGATGATGTCAAGAACATGTCAAGAACACAAGCTCA